GCGCAACGCCGCTTTGGCGACGATTTTTGGGTCCGATGCCATCCGCGCCGCCAACATCGTCCTGATGGCGAGCCAGCAAGAATGGGAGAAAATGCGGGCTGCCGTGACCCGTGCCGGCGGCGCGCAGGAAGTGGCGGCGTCGAAGATGGAAGGCTTCCGGGGTGCGCTAGAAAAGTTCAGGTCGGCCCTGGAGACCGCAGGCATTGTGATCGGCGAACGACTTTTGCCGCCGCTTACGGGCTTGATCACCATGGCGACGGGGCTTGTTGATGGTTTCGTTGAGCTTCCGGCACCCATTCAGGGCGCAGTGGTGGCGGTGGCGGGTTTTGCCGCCGCTCTCGGACCGGCGCTGGTTGTGCTCGGTGCCATGACGGCGGCGATCGGGAGCCTGATTACCACCGGGCCGGTCGTGGCTGCCAGTCTTGGGGCGATCACCACCGCCGCGGCACCGGTGCTCGCAGTGCTCGGCGCCCTGGGCGTGGCCGCCTACTTGCTTTGGCAAAACTGGAATACTGTTGGGCCTCAGCTGGCGGTGCTGTGGGAGGAAGTCAAGGCCCGGGTGCAACCTGCCCTTGACTCCATGCGCCAGGCCGTCGGAGACATGGTTGCTTATGTCCAGGAGCGGTGGCCGCAAATTAAGGGCACCTTGCAGACCTTCCTGGATTGGATCGGGCCGATCTTTGAAACGGTCTGGGGCTTTGTGAAGGACACGGTGCTGTTTTACATCGGTGCGATCACGAACATCATCCAAGGGGCCGTGAACGTGATCACGGGGATCATCAAGCTGTTCGCGGCCATTCTGAGCGGCGACTGGCGCGGGGCTTGGGAGGCCGTCAAGCAGATCGTGAGCGGGGCGGTCCAGTTCCTGTGGGGGTTCTTCCAGGTCTGGATCGTTGGCCGCATTGCTGGCATGATCGGTGGCGTGCTCAACAAGATTCTGGGCTGGATCACGGGCTTCGTCGCCAAGGCCATCGGCGCTTTCACTGGTTGGGTGACGAAGAAAATTGCCCTTGTTGGCCAATGGGCATCCAACATGGTGAGCAAAGCCTGGAACGCCATGAACGGCATGCTCCAGGCCATCATCCGGGGTATCGGCAACATCCTGGCCCGCTTCGGCAGCTTCGTTTGGGATTGCGTGCGCACCGTCGGGACCCTGGGCGGCCGCATGACGGAGATCGGCCGCAACATCGTCCAGGGGCTTTGGAGGGGCATCCAGTCCCTGGCGGGCTGGCTCAAGAGCAAAGTCCTTGGCTGGGCGAGGAGCGTGCTCCCCGGGCCGATTGCCGAACTCCTTGGCATCAGCTCGCCGTCCAAGCTCATGATGGCGTACGGTCGGGACATTGCTCGCGGTTTGGCACTCGGTATGGAGAACAACATGCGTCTCGTGGAACAGGCGGCCTTCGGGCTGGCCGGCGCGGTGGCCGCGTTTGGCGACAGCCCGACGCTGGCGGCGACCGTTGAGATGAGCGGCGAAGCCGACGCGCCAACACCGGCGGCTGCCGGAGCACCGACGCCCATCATTGTCGAGCGGATGTACGTCCGGTCGGAGGAGGACATCTACGCGATCAGCCGTGAGCTTTACAACCTGAGCCGTCCGAAGCTGCGGGCACGGGGTATGCACAAAGGGTGGTGATGCGCGGTGTACGGGTTCTCGTTTGACGGGCGTCATTCGGACGAATTCGGCCTTCGTGTTTTCGAAGTGGTACGCGACATCCTGCCCCCGACCCGCGACTATGAGGTAGAGATTCCCGGGCGGCACGGCGTATGGGACTTTGGGGCCGACTTTGGCAAGCGCACGATCGAAGTGGACTGCGGGTTCATTGCCCGGGATGACGCGGATTTGCAAGAGAAGGTGCGCGCCGCGGCGGAATGGCTGAACCCGCTGAAGGGCTTGCGCCCGCTTATCGTCGACGACGAACCGGACCGCTACTGGCTGGCGCGGTACGCCGGGCAGGCGCGGTTGGAGACGATCCTCGGCTTTGGCCGGGTAACGCTGCCGTTTGTCTGCCCGGATCCACATGCCTATGCCCTGGTAGACGACGTGTTCACGGCCACGGGACCGGGATCGTACCAATTCAACCGCAAGGGCACGGCCACCAGCTACCCCAAGATCGAGATCGAGGGGATGAGCGGTGGCGGCAGCGACAAAATCACCATCACCCTCAACGGCAAAACGTTGAACTACTCCGGGACTTTGGCGACGGGTGAGACGCTGGTTTTCGACTCGGACACCATCACCGCGTACAAGACCACAACGAACGGCCAGGTGAGCGTCATCAACGACATTGACAGCATCGACTTTCCCGTCGCCGTGCCTGGGGCCAACAACCTGACGGTGTCCACCTCCGGCGGCGCGACGGTGAACAAAATCACGGTCACGTGCCGGAGCCGGTGGTACTGAGGGGGTGGAATCGTGGCGCAAACGCCGTTCCAAGACCTTGGGAGCGTGGACATCTTGGCCGCGCACATCAGCGGCCTCCAGCACGCCATCAACAAGATTGAGCAGATTCTCGACATGCGCACGGCCTCGGTGACGGGCCACCAGCTCAACCCAGTGACCGACCAGGACGACCCAGCTTTGCGCTACCGCATCTACGAGGGTACGATCCGCAATTGGCTGGCCAGCCCGCCGCCGGTCATCTATCGGAATGGGCAGGTGGTGCCGTCGTCGGAATACGCCATTTACCCCGCATACGGGGTGGTGGTGTTCAATACCCAACAAGCCCCTTCAGACATGATCACTGCCGACTTTTCTTACATCACCGCGCAGTCGGCGCAGCTCGATGGCATGTGGGGCATGGTCCCGCTCGTGCATCGCCCAGGCTTGTACCGGGCGAACAATATCCAGGCGGACCAGCTCAGCACGAACATCTTGGTGGCCGCCAACGCCATCGAGGTCATCCCGTTCCCGGTACCGGAACGCATGACATTCGACCGCATCGCCATCAAGGTCGACACGGCGGCCGCGTCCACGATGGCACGCCTGGCCATCTACGCGGACAACGGCCAATGCTACCCCGGGGCCCTGATTCTCGACGCAGGCGAGGTCGCCACGGACACGACAGGCGTGAAGGAAATCCAAATCAACGTTACCCTAGACCGGGGCCTGTACTGGCTGGCGCGCAACCACAACGGCCAGCCGTCCATCACAGGGGTAAGCCAGACGACCGCAATTCAGCTTGGCATCGACGGCTCGCTGTCGGGCCGGCCGGCGAGTGCTCTGCGCGTGAACTACACCTATGGCCCAATGCCTGACCCGTACCCGGCCGGCGCGACGGCGCAATTTGGGACGCGGGCGGCGGTCTTTCTCCGAAGGGCGTGATGACACGTGACCCGTTACAACTCGGCAGCGAAATACAACCAGCTCGGCACGGTCAAGTACAACACGCTCCGCCTGGCGCGCCCCTCGGCGCTTTACAGCCGTTTGCCCGGTGCGCGGCCGGTGGTACTCGACCAGACCGGGAAGCGATTGGCCGTTTTGGACAACGCCTTCGACATCGTGCTTGACCAAGAAATCAACGGAGCGGACACGCTCACGTTCTCCCTGCCGCTGAACGATCCGAAAAAGCAGTACCTCGCCAACGAAAACCGCGTCCTGCTGGTCGATGCCGAGTACATCATCCGCCGCATCGAAGAGACGCGGGACGAGAGCAACCGCAAGGTGAAGGTGTTCTGTGAGGCCAGCTGGTATGACCTCATGGTCGCCGATCCGCTGCCGGTGGCAAGCTGGACCGACGTCACGCCGGATGTGCCCATGCGCGACATCCTGTCCGGGACGGGGTGGAGCCTCGGGACGGTGGAAATCACCACACGCAGAACCCTGACGGTCGATCAAGAGACGACCAACCGCCTAAATGCCCTCAGGCAGGTGACCGAGGTTTGGGACGGGGAACTGGAGTTTGACACGGCGGCGCGCCGGGTCCACCTCCGGCAGGAGATCGCGCGGAGGCCCGGCATCGTCATTTCATACCGCAAAAACATGCGCAGCATCGAGAAGATCACCGACACTACCGACCTCATCACGCGCCTGTACCCCTACGGGAAAAACGGGCTCACGATTGCCGACGCCAACAACGGTGTGCCCTACGTTGAAAACTTTCAGTATACCACGGCGGTGCGCGTTGGCCTGTTCAAGGACGAGCGTTTCACCAACCCGTTCCACCTGAAGGAGCGCGCAGAGGAGATTCTAGAGCAGGTGAGCAAGCCGCGCGTGTCCTACGTGGTGAAGGCTATCGACCTGTCGGCGCTGTCGGGGTTCGAGCACGAGAGCTTCCGCCTCGGCGACTACGTGATCGTGCACGATGAGGAGCTGGGTGTGCAGATTGAAACCCGCATCATGCGGTGGGCTTACAACGTCGCCGAACCATGGCAAACGGAACTCGAGTTGTCCAGCCGGACGCCTACCCTGACCAACCTGCTGGAGACTGTCAGCGAGACGAACGCGGTCCTCCAGTCGGCGGACGCCGTGGACCGGCAGGACATGCTGGAACTCATGGTGTTCAANTACCTCTTGAACTCCAGGGCCGACGACGGGTTCGCCTATTGGGTCAACAACGGGTGGGAGATTGACAACACTCAAGGCTATTCCGGCCCGGCCAGCTTCAAATGCGTTGGCCAATTCGGGGTAGCGAAGACGCTGTCCCAAACGGTATGGCCCAGCCACCGCGACGCCTACACGCTCTCGTTCCGGGTGCAGACGCAGAACGTCGTGAAAGGCCCGAACGGCCGCGTCGGGGTGGAGGTTGTCATCCGGTACGAGGATGGATCGAGCGAGACCAAGTTCCTGAGCCTCATCTAAGGAGGCGGGAGCTGTGGAAACGAAAAGCATGGTCATCCAAACCGGCGGCGGCAAGGTGAAGGCAATCGAGGTGAAATTCGTGGTCGAGGATGCCATCGGCGAAGTGGTCATCACCGACATCATGCTTCAGGGCGGGACCATCGCCACCGTCTGGACGGGCCACCCGAGCGAAATCCGCTGGTCGTTCGACGGGTGATGCTCCGTGGCGTTCGAGCGCTACCTAGCGACCGTCGAGACAGCCGAGGGGAAAAAGGTTTCGTCGATCGAAGTGCGGCTGGTAGTCGAGGACATGCAGGGAATCTTCTGGTTCACCGACCTCATCCTTCAGGAAGGTCGGTGGGCGACTGGTCACGTGCCGGCCGCCCAAGAGATGCTCAAGCGCGAGTGGGACGCGAGCGGCAACCCGATCCAGTACCGCCATTTCAACGTGGTGGTGCGCAGGGCCAAGATCATTGCCGTCCCAAACCGCGCCTCGGTGTCCGAAGAGACGGACATCACCGACCGCGTGACCGGCGGCATGGACTTCACGTTCTGGCCGACGCAGAATCTGCCCGGCGGCGCCCTGCGGTTCAGCCACCAGTACCGCACACGCACGTTCCGGTTGAACGAGCCGCTGAAGGCCGGCGACGAATTTCGGTTCTGGGCCAGCCGTCGAAAGGTGCAGGTCAATGGCCGGGACACGCGCAACTATTCCGGGTTCTACCACACCATCCCGGCGGGGTTCGGTCGGTTCAACGTGGAGATGATTGATCCATCCACGGAAACAACCGACCCGATCACCGGAACAACCACCGCAAAGCCCATAGGCTCGGGCTATCTCCTTTGCGAGGTGGACGCCTGGCTGAAAGGCATCGGGGGTGAGCGGATGTGACGCTGGCGACGGCGCACCGCGAATTCATGGTGTGGCCGATGACCTCTGCAGACATCGACAAAATCCGGCAGGTGGGGAACAAGCTCACGCAGGTGGGCTTGTTTTTCTTTCGCGTGGACGCTACCGGGACCATTACCGGCAGCGTTCCATCGAACACCACGGCCGCCGTGTACGACTGGCCGCACATCCGGTGGCTCCTGACGGTGCGCAATGACGGGGTGGAGTCCATCTGGAGGGCGCTGCTGACCAACCAGGCGGCGCAGGACAAGTTCATCTCCGAACTGCACCGCATCCTCGACGCGCACCCGTGGGCGGCGGGGGTGGACATCGACCTAGAGCGTGGCCCAAACGATCTGCGCGAGCAGATTTACGTGCTGTACCAACGCATTTACAGCGCGATCAAAAGCCGTACTGCCCAGCGCCACGTCCACCTTGACCTACCGCCGATGGAGGGGCCGTACACGACAGTGGGACCGGAGAAGTGGTGTGCTTACGAACGGCTCCGTGACCTATGCGACACGGCCCAAATCATGACCTACGGTTTTGCCTGGGCCGGGTCCGCGCCAGGATCGACGACGCCGGTTTCGTGGTTGCGGCGGGTGATGAATTACGCCACGCAGGCGTTCCGCAAAGACCAGGTGTTCATGGGCGTGCCGGCCTACGGCCATCGTTGGGAACTGTATGAATATCCGGTCAATCTGAACCGTACCTATCGCGGCTATGCTGGTGGTTTTGGACCGTTTCTCGACTGGATGCTCGGGAAGCTGTCCCACACCGATCAGTACCGGACCGGAACCGAAACGCAAGCATACGTACCGTTCGCGTCCTTCTACGACGACCAAAACTTCCACCACGTGGTCCACCTGCACATCTACGACTACCCCGGGGCCGGGGAAGAGGATAGCCGCGAATATCCGACGGTGGCCGGTCAGTACGACCGGCCTTTTTTGACGTGCTACTCAAAGACGCAGAAAGCGGAATTCGTGGGCAAGATCATCGACCGGCCGGCATCCGACACCGACGAGCACAGCGGAGCGCTCATCATCGACGAAACGAGCGGTGTGGTATCACCACGGAAGCCATCGACTACCACCGACCCAAACACCGGGGAGCCGGTGACGGAGGAGGAAGGCTACGCCAAGTGGGTGCTCAACATCCCATCCTCCGGGACTTACGACGTGGTGCTGCGCGTCAACTTCCCGTGGTGGGACAAGCAGCTTCTGCACATGCGGCTTGACGGTGTGGACTACTACGTCGGGAACAAGCCGCAATGGTACCCGTACCACCGGAGGCCGCACTACATCCGCATGGCGCGGCTGAGTTTGGCCGCCGGACCTCACACGCTGGAGCTGTTCGGGGAGGGGAGCCAATACGGGACGGTCCTCACCCGTATCATCGTCTGCTCGCAATTCGTGGACGAGTTCTACGCCGGCGAAGCCTCATTCACGGTGCGGCCGCGCCAGTTCCTGGACGTGAACCGGCAGCCTGCCTGGCCGTACCAGAACAAGTTCAAGCTGACTCTCGAGGTGTTGCGCCGGCCGCCGGATCACGCCACCATCTGGTACGACGACTTCCGCGACTGGGCAGCTGGTGCCCTGCCGTCGTCCTACTACCGCGTGGTGTCCGGCTCGTGGTCGGTAAGCAAGGACCCGAACGACACGAGCAGTCGCCCGTATAGCTGGGTGACGGGGAGCGGGGAATTTCGGATCAACTACGCCGGATTCCGAGACGTCACGGTTCGGGCCAACGTGAAGTTGAACGGCAACGGACGCGCGGGCGTGGTGTTCGGAAACCTGTGGTGGTGCGTGAACACGACAACGGGCCGCCTGGAGCTATATCAGGGCACGAGCCTCGTGGGCAGTTACAACGCGGGCGTCGGGACCGGTAAGACGTACAGCATCCGCATGCGCGTGCGCGGGAGCGAGGCGGCGTGCTACTTTGGCACGAGCAAGGTGCTGTCTGCCACCATCGGTAACCCCGGCGCATCGGACTTCGGAATCAAGAGCGACGCATCCATGACCACCGACCTCCTCGTCGCCGGTGACTCGTATTGGTACATGCCGCAGGAGGCCGTTGAGGTGACCCTGCCGGGCGGCGCGAAACAAGTGCTGGGCCGCATCCCAAGGTCCGGCGTCACGTGGGACAATTACTGGGGCTTCTTCCGACTGGACACCGGGGAGGAGTACAACACCAGGAGCGACGGTCCCGACGGCATGCCGAAGGATATTTCGGCTGAGTGGGACTTCCTGCATTCACAGGTGTTCACGCTCTCTGGTCCCGGCGACTACCCGGTGACCGTGAAAATGCTCGACGTCGGGGTTTGGCTCTCGAGGGTGTACCTGGGGGACGCCGACGGGTTCAGCATTGTCTACTTTCCCGACGCCGAGACGATCCTCCGCCTGGCCGACATCGCCGCCTACGACTATGGCGTGCGCGGCGTCGGGATGTGGAACATTGGGCAGGAGGACCCGCAACTATGGACCATGCTGGTAGACCATGCGCCACCCAAAACTTGAAAGGAGGCGGCAACTATGAGTCTGGGAAGTTTGTTTCAGATGAACCCGAGGGAGTTTGAATGGGGGGTGGTCGGCGCCGCGGCCGGCACCATTGTGAG